AACATCTTTATCGTTAATATCAGTTGCATCAATATCAACTTTTTGATTTGAACTGGGATTGTTAACACTAAATTGACCATCATCTAAAGAACCTTGTTTAAATGTTGCAAAAAATCCTGTGTTTGTACTTGCAGGACCTTGTCCATCGTTTTTATATAGGCATGCAAAACTGTTACCAACTAGTGGAATTTCTTCTTCAAGTGCATTCTCAACAATGTCAGTACTTACAACTTCAAACGGTAAACTTTGTCCTTCAATAGTTTTTGAAAATGAATATTTAGGAATATCAGTATTGATACCATTAAATCTATATTGTTCATGTGGTATACCATTTACTGTTGCTTTTTTAGTAGGCTTACCAAAAACTCCGTTTGCCGGTAAAGCGGCATTCATTACTTTAATAAATTGTTCATACCAATTAGAGTTGCTAGGATCGTTCCAAGTAATTTGTTGTCCTGATAAATTAAAACTGTTAGAATCAACAACATCTTGTGATGTAGATACTGATGTAATTTTTAGTAATCCCTCAGCGGCTTGATTACGCTTTGGATTATAAGAAAGCAAACGTGCTAAACGTAATACGCTTTCTCTACGTTCTGCTAATTCAAGAAAGTTTTCACGTGCATTAAGGTCTATACGGAATGAAATATTTTGACCTAAAAATGCAATAAGATCTATTAGTGCTAGGTATTCACTAGATTCAATATAATCATTAAAATCCTCAGGATAATTAGTCCTTAGGTAGTTGATCATAGTTCTACGTAAATTATCAAAATCGTAACTTTGGAAATCAGCATTACGATAAGATTGGTATATACGCTTCCAATCTTCTGCAACTAGCAGTCTATTTTGTCTGTCTGTGGATGACATATCACATTCCTTATTTGTTCATATGTATTTATTTGTTTAAGAAAAGTGCGTATATAATTTATGCTGTAAGACCCGCATCTTCATCAAAGTCCAATCTAAGTTTTTCTGAGATATTATACGGCAAGTATGTAAGTTCCATTTCAATTTGAATGCCACTTTCATAACTTGTTACTCTAATATTTTCTGCTTGTACACGTGGATCATAGTTACAAATAGTTGTAACATTTGCGGCTATTGCTTCTTTCAAATCATCAGTGAATGGTTCAAACAATGCGTCCCAAATAATAGTTCCAAATGCTGGATTATGTAGTTTTTCTCCTTGGCGTATATGAAAATGATTAAGTAAATCTTGTTTAATTAAAGCAAGATCATATAACGTACTACTTGTATTCTCAGGATTAACTGTAGATAAACCTCTATAAGCCCTGCTTGTTACAACAGGCTTTTGCTCTTGCGTTGGTTTAATTGCAATTCTATCATATAGATTTTTTTCTAAAGTACTCATATTGATATTTATGTCCCTACGTTTACAAAGGATGCGCCACTGGTTATTGTACCTGCATCACAACCATCGTCGACCCTACCTACTAAAATGCCACAAACTTTTACTACTGCACTTGATCCGTTTATATATTCTACATGGCTAGGACATAAAGGTGGATTATGAGTATGTGATACTGTTGGATCACCTAATCTAGCAACGTATTTCCCTTGGACTTTTACAAATGTTTGTCCTGGTGCATCTAGTGTAGTTGTGCTTGTACAACCGTGACCTGTATCTACTGTATCTGTTTCTCTTGCTATTAATGGCATTATGTTGTTGAATCCGTTCCTGCTGTTGCTGGTGCTGTACCATCGATAGCAATATCTGCGTTTGACGGTAAACTCCAATTTCTTTTTATACTTTTTACATATTGACTATTGCTGTTAAATTTATAATTAGAAACTTTAGCATTATTACCTTGGTTTCCGCCTAATACTTTAATAACTCCATTTGATGTAATTTCTTGTACGAAACCAATATGGCCTCCTGAACGTTTTTTTGATTTAAAAATTATAACGTCCCATTTCCTAATATTTGCTGTATCTCTCCAGTCAACTTCACTTCCCCAATTATACCAACCTTGACTGCTCATTGTTTGAAGCGTAGGAATACCTGCTGTATATAATGACCAACTCACAAAAGCCGCACACCAAGCATATGCCATAGAACTACTATCTCTTGTATAACTGTTGCCACATACTTTATAACATTCTAATATTCTTGGATTACCTTCTTTACCGCGTTCTCTCCAATCCTGAGTTAGTACGTTTGTTAAAACTGCATCTAGTTTTTCCCAGCCCGGACCTTCTGGTAGTGGACCAGGTGTAATATTTGGATCTAATGGAGGCAAATTAGATGTATTTACATATCCTCCATTACCTGCTTGTTGTCCTGGACCTGATCTTGGATAGTCACCTTCTAAATCAAATTGTCCATCTGGAAATCTATTTGATTCTATTGTTTCATTCCAATCTGTATTGTCTGCAATTTCTGCTGGATTAACTGTAGGTGTAAGTGGAATAATTATCTGTCCCATTATACTACTCCTGAATTCCTTGGATCATTTTGATCAATACCTGCTACAATATTTCTTTTGTTCGGATCTCTAATCCAGTCTGGATCATACTTTCCGTTTGTTAAAAGTTTTGCTTGTAAATAACCTTGGTCTTTAGGATATCCTAATTCATATCCTCTTTCAGTTCCTGCAATAGCATATCTAAAATTACCAAGAGTTCCTCTACCAAAATCTTTATAACGTTCTTTTAAATATGCCGCTGTAACAGCAACCGATTTAGCAACATCAGTAATTAAAATAGTAGGATCATCTACAATTTCTACACCGAATGGATTTATTGCTTCATCAACTAATTCTTCTTTTATTAGTCCTGCCGCTTTACCATATCGTTGATAGTTTGCTTTACCTGTCAACTGGATTAATCCGCGACCGATGTACTTACCTCCGTCACCTGCTCTTGTGTTACCCATGCCTGGTCCAATTTTACTTGTGTAACCATAAACAAGTTCAAAGAACGTTGCTTTATCTTTTTTAATTTCTGTAAGTTCTCCATCACTAACTGTTCTTGCATTACTAAAGATTGAACGTATGCGCTCATTGCTAGTACCGCTGTAACTTCTTTCAGTTGTTAATTTTAATCCGGATTCTGTTTCTGCTGTTGCAATAGCCGAATAAACTTGTTCTTCTGTAAATCCTTCAGCAAATAATGCCTTTGCAAATAATCTTGATATTTCTTGTTTGCTAACTTTTACTGGCTCAGGATCTGGTTGAATAGTCGCCGCCGCTATAGGATCAAATCTTGCACTACCTTCTGGAGCCCCGCTTGTATTATATGCATTAGGCTGACTACCACTACCTATTACATAACCGCCTGGTGTTCTATTAAATGTATCAGGAGTACTAGGTGGATATGTTTCTGGAGGATCAACCCCTGCTCTAGTTAAGTCTGGTGTGTATTTCAATGGATCATAATGTTCATGCTCAAACCACGGTTCGTGTTGTGGAACACGACTTGCTTTAAGTGCAATTTCTGGTGGTGTAGGATCTACAATAAAAGGTGCTGGAGGTATAACTGCCGCCCTTGGATCGTCTGGTACTAACGGTACAATTTGTTGGATATCGATATCGTTACCATCTGAGTACATTAACATGTTTGTTCCAGCATGTGTTGAAAGTTGATTATCTGTTCTAATTTTAAGATTAGCAACACTTTTAATATCTAGTGTGTTGCCTGATTTAATTGTTGTTTTTAATTTGCTTGTTTGATGTATTTCTGCACCAGTGTTTATATAACTACTTCCTAACGCTTTCATGTGGTAGTCACCGTCTGTAGTAATTTTAACTTCGTTGTGTCCTTCAATACCAATACCTGTTGTACTACCTAATGACAGTTGATCGCCTGACGAAATATTTTGTTTTTCTACAGCAACCATCATACCGTTCTGATTTGCATATAAAATTAAATCTTCGTTAGTATTAATATTAATGTCTTTACCACTGTTTAAACTAAATTGTGTACCTGTAATCATACTAGTACTATCATGTGAACTTGTTCTAATTTTGTTAGCAACTGCATTAATATCTTGACCCGCAGTTAAATTAATATCTCTATCTGCTGTAAAGTTTAAATCTTGTTGAGAGTGAACACTTATACTATCTGTACCATAGATATCAATTTTACCATTACTAGTCATTTCAATCCAAGCAGTTCCCCTAGAATTTGCAATGTAAATTAAATCTTCTGAATTGTGCATTAATATTTGATGACCTGTTCTCGTACGCATACGAAATAATTCATTGTGAGGTCTAGTAACATCTCCGCCTTCTTCTTGTGCTTCAATGTTTGCATATTCCATTGCTGTATCTTTAGGATGACCTTTTCTCAAAAATTTGTCATCACCGTCGTCCATAACAAAACTTGAACCACCTAATCTACTCTTTGGATAATTTAACTTGTTTCCTGTAAATCCTATGTCTGCTTTTGGAGCACCTTCTCTCTTATCTAATGGTCCTGGAGTACTCCAACCAAAAACTGCACTGGGCAACTCGCGCCTTGCACTAGAACTTGTAAGACCTCTTGTTTCATCATCGCTTAATCCTGCAACAATATAATTTTTAAGTAAATCTAAATGTGTAGGTTTTCTATGTGTAGTTGGTTCTGTTGTTGGATCTGTAGTTGTAAGTTTATTATATTCTACTGCTGGTGCTTTTTTGTTGAAATCTTTTAGTAATGCAGTTGATGCATATCCTGGAGTCATGAAGTTCATAAATTCGTCTTGTACACAACCAATCCAGTAACACTTACTAGTATTACCTTCAACAAAAATTACAAGCACTCTTGTACCTACGTCTGGTGGCACAGCCCAAAAGCCATAACTTTGCTGACTGTTTCTATATCCTTCATTTTTACTATTTCCGCCTACAGGTGTAACACCATAAAATGGACTAAGATAACTTGCTTCAAATACTTGTCCTGAGCGTTCAGGTTGGTTACCAGAGCCAGTTGACTTTAATAGTTCAACTTGCAATGTACCCATATATTTGGTATCTAAATTGTTTACAATAACTGCTTCAAACGGACCAGTCTGGCTAGTACTTTTAGGTTTGGATCTACGAATATCTTCATATGCCATATTATGTTGGTCCTATATTTTTTAAATCTCTATTCAACTTTGCTAACTTAGTTGCATTTGCTGTTGCTACTGCTTCTAAATTATTTGGTATTTGCATTGCAACTGTAGGTGCTGTATTAGCAAGTTTTTGTAAACCAGGAACGTTACCTACTGTGTCTGTCAATGTTGTTCCAAACTTTCCTAAAACATCGCTCCCATTTAAATTTACCTGACTTAGTGTGTTACCGGCAAAGGATGTGGCGGCATTTTTTAAATTGTTAAATTCTGCTCCAATTTTTCCTAGGTCAGCAACCCCAATTTGTTCTTGTATTAATTTTAGTGATGTACCTATTCTGCCAAATGCATCTAGTGCTGGTAATCCTAATGACTGTGCTTGCGATGAAACAAGTTCATTTAATCCTTCGTATCCAGGTAATAGTAACTCAATTTCTTTTTTATATGCCGCTAAATTTTCAGTAGCACCAGTTGTAATTGCCGCATCAGATACTCTCTTAGCATAGTCAACTGCTTTCTCATTCATTGACTCGCTGGCTTTTGTAGTTTCAATAAACGCTCCAAGATTTTGTGTTTGGGCTTGTTGTGTTTGCGCTCTCACTCTTGTCATTTGTAAAACCGTAGTATACATATTGTTGTTAATTAAATGATTAACTTGATTAACTCTGTATAATCCGCTAAAAGTATCTACAATAATTAATTCTTCTGGAAATATATATTTCCCTTTATCAGGATCAAAATCAATCGGAGTTCTAAATAAAACATTAATATGCAATTCACCGTTAGCATAATTTGCATGTCCGTCTTGGGTCATATTAATATATGATGTTTCTTTAGCATGATAATTTCCAACACCGTTGTCTGAAAGATAAAATGGATCTCCCATAATAGTCATATTAACTTTTACCATATCAACTAAAGAATTCATAAGTCTATCATTAAACATTCTAGCAATACCAATTTCAGAATTATCAAAACCTGATCCGCCTGCATTACCTGAATTAGTGTTTACTATTTCTGATTGTTTAGCCGCGCCTTCTCCTGTTCCTAATCCGTTTTCGCCAGCATTAGTTTTATAATTAGGTTCTGGTGTTCCTGTAGTCTGCGTACCTGCCGCTCCTGTAGTTTGGGCCGCAGTTGATGATCCTCTATCTGCTGTGATTGGATAAATGAAACTTTTATTATATGCAATTTCAAATTCTAGTATATCTTTATTTTTTCCTGTATAGATATAATTGTACTCTTTTGCCGCTTGTGCTTTGAGTTCTGGAACTCCTTTACTTGCGGCAGTGGGTGCTGAAAAAACACTGTGATGAACATAATAAGGAACAATTCTATAAGTGTATACTGATGGTACTTTTCCTGTTTTTGCTATTTCACTATTAGTAGGTACTGTATAAACATCAGTTTCTACTCTATACCATTTAATATATCCAAATGGATCTTTAACATCTTTTAACTGTTCAGCAAGTTCGCGCCCATACATGCTTGTAATTAAAACTTCTTCAATTATTTCTTGCAGTCTTGTACCTGCACTAAATTTATATGTTCTAATTTCTCCGTTTAATTTCATATTTGATCCTGCACGAGCAAATATAGGATACTTTGCTTGGAAGGCTTCATTTTTCTTTTTTAATTCTTCGTTGTCTTTT